CTGATGAACAAATCGAAAGACAACAACTTGCTACAGTATGTGGTACTGTACTTGAGATGGGTTTAGATTGTTATAGGGATAAAGAAAGATATCCCGATGGTCCGTGGTGCAAAAAGGGAGACTGGGTAATATTTGCTCGGTATGCAGGATCTCGGTTTAAAATAGAAGGTGGAGAAGTAAGACTGTTAAACGATGATGAAATCATCGCAACAATTAAGAACCCAGAGGATATAATCCATGAGTTCTAATTTAATCATAGGAGAAAACTATGCCTGATCAAGAACAACAATCAGACAAAAAAGACGAAAAGTTAGTTCCACTTGATACAACAGGTCCAGGAGCCGAAGTTGATTTACCAGAAGAGACGGTAAAAAAAGAAGAAGCCCCATCACCTGAAGTTAAAACGGAACCGGAACAAGAACCAGCAATAGTTACTGAAGTACCAGCAGAACCAGAAAAAACGGAAGAAGAACCAAAAAAAGAAGACACTCAACTAGAAGATTATAGTGAATCTGTTAATAAGAGAATCTCTAAACTTACTAGAAAAATGAGAGAAGCTGAGCGTAGAGAAAAAGCTGCGCTTGATTATGCACAGGGTGCTAAACGACAAGTCGAAATTATGTCTGATCAGTTTAGAACTACTGAAGAAAAGTATGATAAAGCTTTCTCTGATAAAGTCTCTCAACAATTAAAATCAGCACAAGAAGAGTTAGGCCAAGCTATAGAATCCGGTGATGCTGCTAAACAAGTTTTAGCAAATAAGAAAATCGCTGCTTTATCTATAGAAGAAGCTAGACTAGCTGCTGCTGAAAAATATAGAGAAGACATTAAACCTAAGACTCCTGAGGAGCAGGACCATCTTAGATATAGGGAAACACCTTCAACCCTTCCAAGAGAACAAGCGGCTCGGGGCACACCTGATCCTAAAGCGGAAGATTGGGCAGAACAAAATGACTGGTTTGGTAAAGATAGAGCCATGACTTTTACTGCTTTTGAAATCCATAAAGATCTCGTGGAAAAAGAAGGTTACGATCCAAAATCTAATGAATATTATAAGGAAATTGATAACCGTATAAGAGTTGACTTTCCTCATAAATTTGATAAGAGTGATTATAATTCGACTAGAACCGTACAGACGGTTGCTTCAGCGTCTTCATCAGCTGCTAGAAGTATAAAACCTGGTCGCAAAACTGTGAAACTCACGTCATCACAGGTAGCAATAGCTAAAAAGCTTAACGTGCCACTCGAAGATTATGCGAAACAATTAACCATGAAGGAGGTATAAGCATATGGAAAAACAAACTAAAACTCCTCGTGCTCAGCAAACTAGGTCTACATCTGACAGACCAAAAGTTTGGGTGAATTCATCTCACTTAGATGCACCTAAATGTCCAAACGGCTATCGACAGCGTTGGATTCGTTTTGAAACGATGGGCCAAGATGATACTAAAAACATCACGGCCAAGTTAAGACAGGGTTGGGAACTCGTAAGAGCTGATGCCTATCCTGATGATAACTTCCCCGCAATCGAAACCGGTAGATATAAAGGTAACATCGGAGTAGGTGGTCTAGTGTTGGCTAGAATACCAGAAGAACTCGCGAAACAACGTGACGCTCATTTTAATAAGCTCACGAGGGACAAACAGGAAGCTGTTGACAACGAGCCTCTAAAGGATCAACATCCAAGTATGCCAATGAGCACTCAAAGGCGTACTACGTATAGTTTCGGTGGTGGCAAAAAAGAATAATTCTTTTCAAAACTTTCCGAATTAACATTAACCCGTTTACATGTAAAAATGTGAACAACTAGGAATAGGTAAACAACTATGGCAAATAGACAAACTGTGGGCTATGGCTTAAAACCTGTAAATACGCTTGGAAATACTCCAGCTACTTCAGGTCAGTCAAAGTACACAATTGAAACCGGCGATGGTACAGCTATTTATAATGGTGAACCAGTTCTGTGTATCGTTAACACGACAGCAGGTACTGGTGGTTTTCTTAAAACTGCAGCAGCAGGTACTACTGGTGATCTTCTTGGGGTTTTTAATGGTTGCTTCTTTAATGCGGCGACTACTTTAAAACCAACTTGGAGTAATTATTACCCTGCTTCAACAGCACCAGCGAATAGTGAAAACATCACGGCTTTCGTTAACGACAACCCATTCCAGGAATATCAGATCGCGCTCAGCACAGCTATCAGTCCAACGACTGCAGCTGGAATAGCAGTTCTTACAGGTTTAGTGATACCTACATCTGCTTCCGGTACTACTACTGGTGGAAGATCAAATATCAATGCTGATTATGGAAACATAGCAGCAACAGCTAAAAACTGGAGAATCTTACGTTCAGCCGAAGATCCTGATAACAACGACTTCGCAGCAGCATTCGCGAATATTATAGTTATGCAAAACTGTAAATATTCTCAACTTGTTGCGGGAGTATAGGAGCATAGAACATGGCAATATCACGAGCACAGCTAGTTAAAGAACTAGAACCAGGTTTGAATGCACTTTTTGGCCTGGAATACAAACGTTATGAAAACGAAGCAAGTCAGATATTCGACAACGAATCATCTGATAGAGCTTTTGAAGAAGAAGTAATGTTATCTGGTTTCGGTACTGCAGATGTTAAACCTGAAGGTAGCGGCGTTCAATACGACGATGCACAGGAAACATACACTGCTAGGTACACTCACGAAACAGTAGCATTAGCATTCGCGTTGACAGAAGAAGCTATCGAAGACAATCTCTACGATAGAATCTCTTCTAGATACACAAAGGCTTTAGCACGTTCAATGGCGACATCAAAACAAGTGAAAGCAGCAAACGTACTTAATAATGCATTCGCAACTTCCGGCTATGACGGAGGTGACGGCGAATCATTATGTGGTAGTGCGCACCCTACACTTAACGGTAACCAAACAAACATACCAACTACTGCGGCAGACTTATCTGAAACATCTTTGGAACAAGCGTTGATTGACATCGCTTCTTACACTGATGAAAGAGGTCTTAAAATTGCAGCTCAAGGAATGAAAATGATCATCCCTAAAGAGATTCAATTTACTGCTGAGAGAATTCTTAAATCTCAAGGTAGAACTGGTACTGCGGATAACGATATCAATGCACTTAAAAACATGGGTATGGTTCCTCAGGGTTTTGTAGTTAACCATTATTTGGTTGATACAGACGCTTGGTTTATTAAAACTGATGTACCAAATGGAATGAAGCACTTCGTTAGAGCACCATTAAAAACAGCTATGGAAGGCGACTTCGATACTGGAAATGTTAGATACAAAGCAAGAGAAAGATACAGCTTCGGCTGGTCTGACTGGCGTGGAATATATGGCAATACAGGTGCTTAATAACTAATTAAGTCTTTAAAACTAATATTAAGGGGCGGTCTTGACCGCCCCTTTTTTTTATGTTAAGGTAAAAAATCAAAAGGTAATCTATGAAAACATTTCGTATACAGTTAAGAGCTTACGGTTATTATGCCGATTTTAAGGTCAAATCTAAGGACACCTCCGAAGATCTTGAAAAAGCTATAGTTGACAAACTAGGACAAAATGTTGTAAAGTGGGACAGTGCTGGAGAATTTTTTGGCGGCACGAATTATATTACCTATGAGGAGGTCCAAGATTATGGTAGCAGACCTATACAAACAAAAAACGTCCTTGGAGTTGAACTGGCAACAGGAGTATAATGAACATGGAAAATATACTCTCAATATGGTTCAAATTGATAAAAAGGTGCAAGAAGTTATCACTTCAATTAAGGCTGAAGAGTCTAAAATTGATGATAGACACAATAAGATAACTGAAGCCGCACCATCAGTATCAATAGCAACTTAAGGCTTTTTACAAAATCACACAAAATACCCTAGGATACCTTGCACTCTTTGAAAAAAAAGAGTATATCTGAACTATTATACAATTATTAATTTGATGTAGACGAGTATAATAGACGGCCTAAAGACTACATCATATAAATTAGGAGAAAAACATGGGCACAACTACGTTTTCCGGCCCAATAAAAGCTGGAACAATTAAAGACACAACTGGAACTACAGTCGGTACTGACATGAAAAATGTTGGTCAAGTATTGATGGTTCAGTCTGCGGCAATTACACAATCTACAACTGCGGCTGCTTCAGGAATTGTTATTCCTGCAAACAGTCAAATTGTAGAGATGTCTGTATATGTCACAACTGCGTGGGATAACTCATCTACATTAAACATTGGAACAACTTCAACTTCAACTGAACTTGCGACGGGTATTGTTGTTACTGTAGTAGAGAAAATTAAATTAGCTTCACAAGCTACAATCACTGACTCAGATGCGTGGGAAGATATTGGAAGTACAGATGTTAAAATCTTTACTGACTCTTCTGCCACTACTTCAGACACAGGTGTTGCAACTTTGACCGTAACTTACGTTCAAAATAACAACCTGGCATAATAAATAATCTAAGCTCCTTCGGGAGCTTAGAGAATTAGGAGAAAATATGAGTTATAGCGGAATGACGACGCCAGTAAAACAATTCTATACTGCAGCTAGTGCAAGATTAGCAACAGCAACGGGAGGTTCAACCTACCCGGATAAAATTGTGATGCTAAAAGGTGTTACAGTAAATCCCGGTGCAGCAAATTGTCAGGTTAAAATTTATGATGGTTCTAGCACTTCGGGAACTTTAGTATATCAATTTACAGGTGGAACCGGTGCAGGCGACATGTATCAAGAATATATCGCAGCAACTGGAATTAAATGTAATTCTGGTATGTATATTGAATTGGTAGCGGCTGGCGGTGGAATTGGAGCAACAACTTCTGTACAAGTAATTTGGCAGTAGGAGGTCAAACATGGCGACGTCTGGTTCAGTCGAATTTGATTTATCGATTGAAGAAATAATTGAAGATGCATTCGAACGATGCGGCGGTCAAGGAAGATCGGGATATGATATTAAGAGCGCTAGACGTTCTTTAAATATTTTATTGTCTGAATGGGGCAATAGAGGATTGCACTTTTGGGAAGTAGCTAACACAAGCATTAAATTAAACGAAGATCAAAATATTTATAGAATATATAAAGACGCAACTGCTAGAGATAGTAGTACTACTTATCCTGCTAAAATAGGAGATAGTGCGGATTTTTTATATAATGCTACAGATGTTTTAGAAGTAGTATATAGAAGTGCTTTAACTTCCCCTACTGATGTATCAATGAGTAAAATTGATAGATCTACTTATCAAGCATTAGCTAATAAA